CATTAAAGACGAAAGTGTTTTTGATAGTCCACCATAATCAATATTTCCTATTGATTTTTTAATTCCAGCCGTAAGTGCCTTTGAAATTCCTGCGTTTTGTGCAATTTCAACACCCATTTTTGCCGCAAGTGATTTTGCTATTGACTGTGAAATTGACGTTGCAATGCCCTTTAAAATATTTTTAGCAATTTCCAGTTTGAAATATTTCTTTAAAAGTACTGCTCCAATTATGATTGCTACTGTTTTTAGTTCAACATCACCAATTAATGTTGCTATTCCCTCAAGCACTTTTGACCATTTGATATTTTTTATAGCTGTTTTGATTGTGTCATAAATGCCTTGAACCCACTTATTGATAGCTTTTGCGGTTGAAGCAAAATCAAACGTTTCAAAAAATTGATTTATCCCGGTTGCAATAGAAAATCCTAAGTTTTCCCAGTCAAACGTTTCCCCAAACGATAAAGCCGTATACACAGCAGTATTTAATGCTCCTGCAATAGTTCTGCCGACAGCACCGAATAATTCCGGTGAGATAAGCCCGTTGAGGAAATCAGCAAGGCCTTTGCCAAAATTTCTAGCACCGGCATACACGCTGTCCCAGTCAATGCTATTCAGCGTATCTGTAAGCGTATTGCCTATATACTCGCCTAACTCGCGTAAATTTTTAATTTGACTTTTATAGTCTTTCCAAATGGTATCGACTTTCACAAGGCCGCCGCTTGCTCCGTCTGCGCTTGCCGCTCCTGTACCGCTACCCTTTTTGCCATTTCCACCGCTTGAATCCGGTGTTGTAATCAGTTTTAATTCATCAAACTGTCTTACACCCTTATTTAGCTTTTCAACGTTTTTAGCGGCATTTCCGGTGCTGTCTGCTATATCATCGGCGCTGTCCGCAGCGTCCGACCAATCATCGACAATGCCTTTGTTAGTAACTTCAAATTTCCAACCAAAAATTGCACCTAAGGCATTTGTTACCGTTTCAGCGAAATTAATAACCTGTGTCATTGCGAAATTTAATCCGCTTAAAAACGGCTTAAACGCATTAATCAACGATGTACCTATAATTCCTGCCAGTTCTTGAAATGATTGCTTTAAAATGACTGTTTGATTGTGCCATGTGTCGGCAGTTTTTGCAAAGTCGCCTTGTGCCGCCGCTGTATTTGCCATAACGTATCTGTATCGCAACATGGTTTTTTCAGCTTGCGTCATGGAACTGATATTAGCGTCAAGGCCATTTTTTAAAGCCCATTCTTTTAACGTTGCCTGTGTCAAATCAAGTCCATATTTTCTTAATGGCTCTGTTTCGCCTGTAAAAATCGCTTGAAGATTTCTTGCAACGTCTGACTGTTCTATATCGTAGAATGAAGCCATATCTGCCGTCAGCTTTGTCAATTCAACGGACATATCCGCCATTTTCTTTTGAGAAAAGCCCATAGCGACGCCCATGGCTTGAAAACGGCTTGAATACTGCTTTACTGACAGTTCTGACATACCAAAATCCCGTATAGATGTTTTTGCCATGTCGTCTACAAGGTTTTCATAATTTCCAAAAGTTGTACGTACAACGTTTTCAACTTCTATGAGTGATGAAGCTATATTAATCGAATCTCCCAGTTTATTTATTGCCCTGAAAACAAGCCAGTATGAAGCGTATAATTTACCAAATGCAGAAGCCAACGACCAACTGCTTTTGGTTGCCGAATTTGCAGAAGATGAAACGTTTAAAAAGTTTTTGCTTAATGACGTCGCCGCTCTGCCGCTTGAAGCCCCTGTGCGGCTTAAATTCGCAAGCGCATTAGTCATGTCAATAAGATTTTGACTTACCTGTGGTACTTTTGACAGTTCTTGCATGAGCTGTTTCATCGCGCTTGAAAGCTTCGGTATATTGTCAATAGCTTTTGCGGCACTGGCATATCCTAACTGCTTGATTCCTGTCACAAGTTCCGTAATCTGCTTTGTTGCTTCACTGGTTGCCTGCATGGAATTAAAGGACTTACTTAAGTACGCCATTGCTGTAGAAGCCTTGTTTATTGCGGCAGTGTCAATGCTTGAAATTTTTTTCATGCCCTCCGACAGGCGTGTAAAATCCGCCTTACTTACGTTTTTCATTCCTTGCATTGCGTCTGTAATATTTTTTACGCCATTTGAAAAATTTGAAAAATTAACGTTATTAATAACGCCCAAAGAACTTGATAAATTTTTTAAATTTTCAACCAATTTATCCAGTGCATTGTTTGCGTCTGTTGCATTTGCTTTTATTGTAAGCTTTAAGCTGTCCAGTTCATTATCTGCCACGTCCTCACCACCTTTAGTGCAAAAATAAAGGTGGTAGCAATTCGCGTGCTACCACCTATGACGGACTTAATATGCCGCCCTCTTTTTCCAGTATTTTGATTCTTTGTTGCATTTCAAACATTGCAACATCTTCATTGCTTTCTTTTGATTTTGGCTTACTTTCTTCTTCAAGTAAAATTGAAACTGGTTTTTTGATGTACTCCGACCTTGCCTTTTTACCGTTTAAGCAACGGTCTATCGCATAAATAAGGGCAGATATTCCATATGTACCGGCGAAGTGCCACATATCGCTATCCTGTTCTTTTCTTTTCAACTCATGTCCTTTTATGCAGTATCCTAACTGTGCCGGTGTCATATGCTTAAACTCATCTATGTGTATCCCGATTGAAAAGGCTGTCGGAAAATAGTCTTCCCAAATTATTTTATGCCAGTTAATTTCAGATTTTTTTATGCTGTCTGTGCTGTCGCTTCCGGTGCTGTCCCGTACATCTGCTGAATCATGTCGTTCAGCCCCGACAGGTCGAAAAAACCATCTGTTTCCATGCAATTTCTCAATTCGTCATACAGTTTTTTGTACGAAAGCTTATTTTCTTTCATATAATCCCTCATGACTGTTTTTGCTTCTTCATGTGAAAGCGGATTATTTTCTAATAAGCCGGCATAAAAAGCAGTAACGCAAATATCTGCTGTATCGCCAATCATATTTGCTGTGCCGTTGATAATATCCTTAGTAGTAGGATTCTGCATATCCTTTGATTCTTCGACAACGTAAGCACCGCTGAGGACCTTAAACATT